AGGTATGGCGCGAGGCAATCTTATTCGAGGCCGTGCAGGTACAAAATGGAGTAGCGAAGGCGCCCGTAAAGGTTTTATTATTAAAACCAATAGGTCAGGGCAACGCGCTAGGACCGTTACGTTTAAGTCAGGCGAAACTATAGATTTTGCTGCACGGCCCTACCAGCTGTTGACACTTACGCAGCGCGACGCTGCAGGCTCTATTTGGGATCATGCTGGGCGCCGCACTAAAGGCCGTTTTGTAACCAATTTACAAATGCAAGGCAGCTACGACCCGCGCGCTGCCGAACCTGGCGTAATTGCTGCACGGCCAGCCGTTGAAAACGAAGTAACCGCCATAGTCGATAAAGTCATGAAGCACACAAACACAAAACTAAAGGTACGCCGTGGCGATTAACGTACCGATTATTACGACGTTTGCCGATAAGGGCGTAAACGCAGCACAAAAAGCGTTTGGCAATTTAAGCAAATCAACAGTAATTGCAGGTGCCGCTATTGCTGGCGCTACGGTAGCTGTTGCCGCGTTTGCGTATAAGTCAATTCAAAAAGCGTCAGATTTTAACGAAGCAATAAGTAAAAATAGTGTTGTATTTGGTGCCATTTCTAAAGAAGTAGAAAATTTTGCACAAACAGCAAACCGCGCTTTAGGTTTATCCGAAACGGCAGCACTTAAAGCCGCTGGAACGTTTGCTACTTTTGGTAAGTCCGCTGGGCTTGCTGGTAAGGATTTATCGGACTTTTCTACCAACCTTGTAACAATGGCAGCCGACTTGGCGTCGTTCAATAACACGTCAGTAGACGAAGCCATAAACGCCCTAGGGTCCGCGCTACGAGGCGAAGCCGAACCGTTACGCAAATACGGCGTACTACTCGACGACGCAACACTAAAAGCCGCCGCAACCGAATTAGGCATATATTCAGGCAACAAGGCTTTAACAGCACAACAAAAAGTTTTAGCTGCACAAAAAGTTATTTTTGACCAAACAGCCGACGCGCAAGGCGACTTTAGCCGCACGTCGACAGGGCTAGCCGCACAACAAAAGATACTTGGCGCAACCCTTGAAAATATCCAAACCAATTTAGGGCAAGCATTTTTACCGATATTTTTAAAAGCCGTAAAGTTTTTCAATGATAAAGTAACGCCAGCGTTTGAACGTGTAGCGGAAGTAATCGGCGAAAAAGGCATAGTAAAAGGTTTACAACAAGCCATTTACGAAATGGGCAGTTTTGGGCCAAAAGTAGTTGCGGTAATGAAAACCGTAGCCGTAGCGGCACTTGTTACCGCTAATGCTGTTGGCTACATTGGCCAGGCCGCCAACATGGCATACCAAGAACTTAAACAACTATTTAGCGTTAAAAGTTTAGTCCTAAATTTGTTAGGTCCATTAGGACAAATAGTAAAAGTAGTTGACGATATTCGAGGCGAAAAAGCGGGTAGCGGCGGTTTTAAACAGTTATTTGACATTGAAGGACTAAAAGCCGATTTTGATAAATTTTCTGCAGGCATACAAAATTTTGGCAAACAGTCCGATTACAGCAGTTTTTTAGCTAAACAACTTGCCGAAAATGCACAAGCCGCAGCCGACAAAACAGACCTGTTAAGCGGTACAAAAACTGGTAAAGGCGCTACAGGCGCCGCAGAACGTTTAAAGAAAATGGCAGAAGCAACAAAAGACGCCGCAGATGCCTTAACAGACCGTATGAATACGGCACTCGATAGCGCTAAAGGCAAACTCGCCGACGCACAAGAAGCGTTCGACGGTTTCGGTAAAAGCATTTCAGACAGTTTAGGTAGCAGCCTTAATTTTGCAGACGCTAAAAATGCTGGCAACGATACAGGCGCAAGTTTTCTTACTGGTTTACGTAACCAAACACAAGGCGTAAAAGATTACAGCGCGTTAATTGGCAGTTTACTTGCAATGGGTATATCTAAAGACGCATTACAACTCGTTTTAGACGCTGGTAATGTTAGCGGCGCGGCTATTGCCGCCGAGTTAATCGCTGGCGGAGTAGACGCCATTAACGAAACTAACGCACTTGTTACAGCCAGTAAAACAGCTGCAGACGCTATCGGTTTACTTGCTGCCGATAAATTTTATGCGGCAGGCGTAGCTAACGCTAAATCATATTTAGACGGTATTCAGGCGGCGTTCAATTTTGCCCAATCGGGCTTAGCTGTACCTGGCCTAAACGTGGCAGATGTTAAAGGCATTGGCGCAGCGTTTGACGCTGGCGTAACATCAAAAGCAGCAAACCCTATTACGCCTAGGTCATTTAATGACAGTTTCGGCGGCATAGGCGGATTTTTTGACGGCGTTACTGTAAACGTAAACGGCGGTATTAGTACCAGCGCCGAAATAGGGGAAGCTGTAGTAAACGCTATTCGAGCGTATAACAGGGCGGCAGGCCCCGCTAATATTGCGGTTGCATAATGGCTACGTCAGTAATTGAAAGCGGCGATTACGAACTATTTATAGATACAGGCTTTTTAGTAAACAGTTTTCGTTTGGATAACGCAACGGCAGGCGTATTAAATAACACCGAATTTGTGTTAACTGGTACTACAGAGTTTGCGCCTATGTTGCAATACTCGACAAACGTAAACATACGTCGCGGGCGCCGTGATGTAGGCGACCAATTTAGCGCTGGCACAATGTCATTTAATTTAAACGACAGCCTGGCAGGCGGCACCCTAAACCCGCTGTATTCGTCTAGCCCGTACGTTGACCCCAACCAGGAATTTACATTAGCCCCGTTACGAAAAGTGTCGTTTGGCAGATACAACAGCGTTAACACTTTTATTGAATTGTTTAGAGGTCAAATAGTTAATTATGATTATTCGTACCAGTTAGGCCAACAAAACATAGTTACCGTGTATTGCGCCGACGATTTCTATTTGTTAGCTCAAACCGCGTTAGCCGAATTTAACGTAACCGAGCAACTATCAAGCGCCCGCCTATCTGCCGTACTTGACTTGCCCGAGGTTGCGTATCCAGCTTTAAGCCGTGACATTGAAACAGGAACCCAAACGCTGGGCGGGGCAGCTGCCTACACCGTGCCCGAGGGTACAAACGTAAAGGCATATATTGACCAAATACAAGCTGCCGAACAGGGCCGTATTTTTTTGTCACGTACAGGCGATTTTACGGCCCAGCCGCGCGTAGGGCAAACCCTTTCGGGTAGCGTTGCGGACTTTCACGACGACGGCACAAACATACCGTACAACTCTTTAGGCATTATTTTTAACGCAGACCTAATCGTAAACAGGGCCAGTATTCAACATTTAGGCGCGTCAAGCCCTGAGGTTGCCGACGACCTAGTAAGCCAAGCCAAGTACCTAATTCAAAATACAAGCATTACAAACAGCCTTTTACACAACGACGCGGCGGCACTTGACCTGGCTAATTACCTTTTGGTAGGCGAACCCGAAGCTACGTTTAACGCCGTTCAAACCGATTATTTAATGCTCACAACAGCGCAACGCGAAACCTTGGCGTTAGTCGACATTGGCGACACCATAACAATTACCAACACAATTACAGGCGGGCAAGTAGCCCAAGAATTAGCGGTAGAGGGTATCGAAATATCGGTAAACGTAAACAACGGTCATAGGGTTACGTTTTATACGTCGGCTACGGTCATTGTGTACCAGTTCATTTTAAACGACCCAATTTACGGTAAGTTGGATATACAAGACCCGCAACCAGTTTTAGCGTAAAGTAGGAACTATGGCAATTACATCAAATAACACGTTTGTTGCTGGCGACGTTTTAACAGCCGCAGAGTGCAATAATTTTCCGTTTGGTGTTGTCGGTGCGGTACAAAGCGTTGCAGGAAATATCACGATTACCACTACTGCGACTGATGTTTCTGGGATGTCAATTACTTTTACCGCGATTGCTGGGCGTACTTACAAGTTTAATGTTCAAGCGTCAGCAACATCAGGCACAACTCAACAATTTATTGAACTTCAAATAACAAACGCAGCAAACGCAAAATTGGCTGGAGTTTACGCTGGACTTACGGCTGGCGAATACGCAAACCTAAGTTTTAGTAATTACATAACAGGAGTTGCTGCAGGCTCAATCACTTTTAAAATGCGCGTCAGTTGTCAAACATCTACTGGAACTTTGCTGCGTAGCGGTAGTGATTATCTTTCATTTTGGATTGAGGACATAGGTACAGCATGAACCACCCACAAACAGTATTTGCTATAGAACACATGGGTTGGAAAGACGGCGATAAAGAACCAACCGAACAAGCAATAGTTACGGCAATAGAAACCTACGAAACCGCAAAAGCAACAGCCAAACAAGCCGTACTCACAAAACTTAAAATTACAGCAGATGAAGCCGCGCTACTACTTGGCTAGCGTCATGCTCGCACTTGTCTTAACCGCTTGCGAAACAACACGAAAAAACGCCCCTAAAAGCGGCCCAATGACACGATGCTCGACAATGACACAATGCGAAAGGGTAACTAATGACTAGGCAAAGAGCAGAAATAGAATTACTACACGCGCGCATGATTGTCTTTGTAGGTTGCACAATTGCCGTAACGTTTGCAATTACCGTTATTGGTTTTGTGTATTTTCTAGGATTTGTTACACAGCCTGTAGAGCAGTCACCTAATGACGCCGCTTTTATTGACTTGCTAAAAACCTTGTCAATCTTTATGACAGGCACATTAAGCGGCCTTGTCGCAGCTAACGGCCTAAAGCGCAAACCAGCCGAGGCAACAAGTGGCACCCCAGCCCCGTAAAGCCGTAGCAAAACCTGCAGCAAAACCCGTCGTAGTACCTGCAATAAAAAAACTGGTTTTACCTGCCACGTTGGGCCATATAACCCCAGGCGAACTACCCGCCAATATGCTTGTAGACATAAAGCCGTTCGGCAAGCTGCACCCACGCGCCGCCAACGCATACAACGCATTACGAGCCGCCGCGTTTGCTGCAGGTATTAAACAATTTAAACCCGTTTCGCAAGGCGATACGTACAGGTCATTAGCGCAACAAACCGCGGGGTTTTTACAGCGTTACACGTTGCAACCTATCGAGGGCGCAACAACACGTACTTGGCAAAACAAAAAGTATTACCTACGCCCAGGCAACGCACCACTTGCCGCACCTGGAAGTAGTCGACACAATTTAGGTTTGGCAGTTGACTTCGCAAACATGGAAGGCGAAACGTGGGCGTGGATGTGCGAACACGGCCCAGCGTTCGGTTGGTCATTAGAGGTCATGCCCGCCGAACCGTGGCATTGGTTTTATTACCCTGGCGACAAAATCCCCGAACCTGTAACCCAATACCTACAAGGTTTGCAGCCAGTATCACCACCTAGCGCCTAAGCGCCTACTACGGTTTTAGGACCGACGAAAAAAGGGGTATTGCATGAACTTTCTAATAGCCAAAATCTTTACGGCTGTCGTTATAAGCATGACAGGGTTAGCGTTCGCCTACGAGGCTCACAACGCGCCTAGCGCCCTGCCTGTAACGCCCCCCGTTACGGTCAGTTTGGCGCCTTTACCTACTACGACTACTACAACGCTTGCACCGTTAACAGATTGCCAATATGCGCTAAAACTTGCTAGCCAGGCGGGTTGGCCTTTAGAGGAAATGGGCACCGTTGCGCGCATTATTTACCGCGAAAGCCATTGTCAGGCAGACGCATTTAATCCTAAGGACACGGCAGGCGGCAGCTATGGCCTGTATCAAATAAATGGATATTGGTGCCGCCCTAACGCCTACTGGCCTACAGGCTGGTTACAAGCCCAAGGCATACTAGAAACGTGCGAACAACTATTCGACCCCGTGATTAACACATACTCTGCATTAGCCATATGGCATAATTCGGGGTACGGTC